AGATCAGCCTTGAGATATGTATAATTTCTCAATTTAGCTCTCACTGATGGGGCTAGTGTGTACAAATCCCACACTTTCAAACGTATACTAATATCCGTTGAAACTGGGATGGGGAATTTACCTAAACTAATGGGTCTGGCAAAGAAATCATCAATCGATAGAAGGTGTTTCTGACCAATTTCTGGCACCGTACTAGTACCTGTATCGTGGAGATCTACATCATCTCCAACAATATCAGATAAATTTTCATGCACTTTTATCTCTCCGTCAACGGTCCCTTCTGACTGGGACTCACTAACAAGTCTCATGGAAGCAGCTATCATAGACGAAACTCTCTTGATAGTTACCAACAAGTCCGCCTCTCTTTCTAAGAGACGAATAACATGTGCGGGTACGGTGATACCATGCTGAATAGCCTGGGAATTGGTCTTAATAACCTCAAGCGTCAGCGATTGATCGTATTTCTCATCCAGTAAAAGATTCTGAACTTCTCTAAGTTCAGACTCGTATTTCTCTCGTAAAGCAACAAAAATGTGATATTGGTCGGCGAACATTGTTAAAGTGTGAAGAGGGTTCGGCTCAACACACCGCGAGGTGAATGGAAAACTTTTTACAATTTATTTACAATATATACAATATTTACAGGTATGTCAGGCTTTTCACAATTCCTGTCCCGCCACATAGTTAACACCATCCTGATGGCGCTCACCAAATAAGCCATCAGGTGGAAATTCGTTAACTACAACGGGATCTCCTGTAAATCCAAGTGCGGATGCAATCTTCCAATAACCTGGAAGATTTGCTTCCAACGGATCCATTGAAAAATGAGCGAAAAGCATATGCTCAAAATTTCGCTTGAAGTGATTAAAAACATACTCAGATTCACAATGGAAAAATAACTCCCACAGAGCGGAAGTTATCGTGGCTTTACACTGTTCATCAAGTGGTATGAAAGTAGATGGCATAACCCACTGCAACGATTTAAATATCGAATTCAAATCCAGTGGTGCAATATATCTATCCCATTTATCACTCCAACGCATGTTCCGCTTTAAGAATGATGTATATGCAAACGTTAGAAACTTTTGTAGGTTTCCACTTTTCTGAGAATTGGTAAACTCCATACCTAAATGCTCTTCGACGAAACGAGCATAGGTTATGTTGTTGAAATCATCAACGATTTCATCTTTTAGTCCCACCAAAACATCGTCACCATATAAGTATGGTAAACAATATTCAAAGAAGTCTTTACCTACAAGTTTTGGATTCGAATACCACGCGCAAAGTAACATGGCTAATCCGCGGAGACTATTGTCTTCTGCTGTAGCATACTTCCCAGAGGGTTGCATTCCAGGCTTTGAAAAGACGTCTCCATTCATCATAACATTCACAAAAGTTGTGTCTGTGAAAATGCCCTGAACAATCTTCAGGGATGTGTCCGTGTATCCAAAATGCTTAACAACATTATACACGACAGTATTCACAATACGTGTGATAAAAGCTGGACAACGTAAATCAAATCCTGCATAATCACCTTCCAAGAATTTACTCGCAAACTCGTTCAACTTCTTGGCCATGGCATCTGATCCTACATGCATGTTGATACCAACAGCGGTGCCAAATACATGTGGAAACTCAACCATAAGAGTGTAAAATGGAGAAAGAAATTGCCTCGAAACTATTAAAAAGTCTAAAGGACTCATATAAAATAACCGAGTCTTTCCTCTATCACATTTACTCTTTTCTCTTGGCTCATCTTTGAGTTGTACAGTAAAAATGGGCATAACCGTATCCTCAGCAAGATAAGCACTCAAAGTTTGCGATAATCTATGTTTCAATTCTGACGTGGGCTCTCTTATTTCAGTACCCTCATTTAACGGCAAATATTTCGCTTTCTTCCCAGGGTAACCATACGCACCTGAAGTAGAAGCATTAATTCGCCGTGTAAAGGGGTCTCCTTCCACTCCATTGATAGCTTCTAACACACCTAAAGGTGACAAATGTCTCAAACCTTCAGCGTGTAAACCAGAAATGATTCGATCTGTCATAACGTCAATAACGCGTTGAGCTATAGTAGAGTCAAATGGAGGTGAAGCCCCATTGATCTTCTCTAGACCGATATTGAAAGGACTAATATATTCATCATTAACTGTCATAGGCATCATCATTGGCTTAGAAAAATGTGTAGTCGGCTCAAACTTCAAGCCTTCATAAAACACATGTTTTATTTCGTTATGATAAGGAGAAAGCTCCAAACGAGAATGCTTATTCATAAACACCATGGTGTCTGGATCTCTACCCCTATAATTGACGTGCCCGGTGTAAACATGTCTGAAAGGCGATTTATTGTGAGGCAGGGTCGTGTCTAACACGCCGTATGCTGCCTCCGAATTAACCTTGAGATATGGTGTGTATAACAAATCTAAACCTTGAAGAAGCTTGGACTTTTCAATAACGCTTGAAAAAGCATCTGAATATTCGGCTGCCCCAGAGTTGTGCATTCCCAAAATAGCACAACCTGAACGGTCCACCATTCCAATAAGTGGCTGACCACACATGCCTGGGGCATGTTCCGTTGTGTATCCATAATATTCAGTAATATGGAAGTCCTGAAACTTATCGGAAACCAACAAAGGCGTATTGCCATATGTAGGACGCACCTTAGCGCCATTAATATAACCTACGCATGATTTCACAACACCATCACAAAAATGTTTAGTAATATCTTTAAAATGCAAAACAACAGTGTCAAAAGCAACTATGTCGTCTGCAATTTTAATGCAATCTTTCCTACTCAACATCAAGGTGGTAAATTGTGCTCCTTCTCGATATTCCAATTGTTGGTAGACTTCTATCTTAATATGATCTTCACCCATAAAAATATGTTCATTAATCAGGGCAAACGTTCCTCTAACTCCCAACAAAAATTGTCTAAGAGTTGTGGGACCAATTACTCTAACAAAACGCAAGTTTTTTCCTATAACTTTGAACAATGATTCGGGCGTGCCATTATAAGTAGATTGACGTGACATTTTCTCAACAACATTCCATTGGGGAGTTTCAGGTTTTGACGTCCTGACGAACACCTCATCTCTCTGTACTACAGTTAGCTTCTCTATTGCGTTGAGATCGGCATTGGCATCTGAAGGCTGTTTAAAACTCGAAACATTCCCTTGAGACTGATAGACCTTCCTTTTAGTTGGAAAAGCTTTCTTCAAGGAGACAACTGCTCCAGTAATTGCTGCACATACAGCAGCAACATGCCTCCAATCGTATGGATTACGATATTCACGATGATCTGGTTTCTTACAAAACGGAACAACTGTACGAACATTCCACATGAATTTCTTGAAATACTCATTGCGAATGTTCACTATGCGGCGTTCAGTATATTCGTAAATCCTCTCTTTTATGAGTCTTACGAATAGATTGTCTTTATGTACTTTGGGTATCGTCTGCCAAACGCAGTATGATAACAAAAGCACCCACAAAGGAAAAATTCTAGACAAACCATAAAATAATGTAACACCCATAATCGATATTAACATGCGCAAGGATCCAGTATTTCTATAAGCCAGCAGGACAGTTAAAAACATCCAAGCCGTAAAACTTTGTACCAACGCTGGTATCGACCATAACGCACCAACAATTTCAGTGCGAGAAATTTCAGGTAGAGATTCAGACAAAACCACCGCTGGCAAGTCGGGTATCAGCTCAAAATCATCGTTGTGAAATACAACATGATTGGGCTTAAAATTATTTCCAACTCTACCAACAAAACCCTTAATGCGTTCAAGCATGGACGGCAAAGGAGAGGGAACAAATAGTAAATCTGCATCCTCAATTTCTTTAACTTCTATGTCTTTCTCCTCTATAGGTTCCAGACCTAATGGTATCAATTCCTTTACAAAGTCATAGCTTAACGCCGCAGCGATGGCATCATTAGCTTTTAAAAACTTAGAGAAAATATCTCCCAGTCTCACCGAAGCTTCATCTATCCGAGCATGCGTAAACTTGTTTTTCCGAACAGGTACCTTGCCGTTCGCACCATATGTAAACGCATCAAAATAGTATCTATCAAGTAAATTACCTCCAGCAGATAGTGATGCTTCTTTATCTAAAGAAGTACAATTCTCCTCTCTAAACTCTCCTATAACGGATACGTCAATGAAAAGAAATCTCCTAAACATAGCTGAGGGACAAAACATTTGATCATGAATGTGCATCTCTATATTGTTTGTATCGATTATGACTAGTTCCGGGCAAGCATAAACTTTCCCCTTTCCATCAAAAGCCATGTCACAATTGAAAGGCAGACCATCTATCAATGAATTCAACTCAATCAATGTTTCATCTAACTGCATCTTAGCCATATTCGTCGACATATTGCCCATTTCAGAACAATGTATTATAGGATGACTAATAGGATTATATCCCTCCCAATATTCGGAAGTTTTACTCCTATTAAAAATATGACTTTCCTCAAAGTTTCTTCCTTTCACTCGCGACCATATTTCACAGAACCACCTCAATAAATGGCTCTTGCCAATCGACGGAGGACCATGCAACACTATGGCCAATGGCGGTGTCCTGTTATGAGTTTTCATATACTCATCAACAGAAAACGCAGCAGTATTCAATGATATTAGTACGTATTTTACTTGAGTCTTCCTTGGATCAAAAGTGTTCATACCCTTATACATAGCATTACCCGATTCAATCAACTTGCCTACAGCAGAGCGAAAGGACTTCTGGCACATAGCACCGGGCGTGGGTAAACCAGTATATAATTTATCTTTAAAAAATAAAAGTTTCTCTGTCTCACTAAGAAACAAAGCAACGGGGTCTCCAGCAAACAATAACTTATCAACAGGAACACCCTTCATCCAAGCTTCAAATATTCTCACAAGCATAGAAACTGATTCCATTATTGAACCAGCCATTTCAATTAAAGTCATACGGGTGGGAACACCAACAATATGTTTTAAATATTTGGCTATGTCCTTAGGAAACCATTTTCCAGCTATAACAGTCAACGCTAACATTTTTATGCTAGACGCAAAGTCTGAAGTAAACAATTTGGTACCAAAACAACGTACGCTATCAATAACGTCAGCAACCCGACTAGGTGCTCGTGCATCCAGAGGTATTTCCTCATCTGCCTCACTAACAATACGCGAGGTTTGAGCTAAATTAGCTAATGTATCAACTATACAAATAATACCATCCAATGCTGGAGATATTCCATACGCTGTGAGATATTGAGTGATGGCAACCATCACATCAATTTTCGCACGAGCGCGTGAAACTTGAAATGCTAAGCAAATAATTGCTATAGCATTGGTTACCGCACCAGAAATTTGTTCACCATAATGCTTTCGCAGCAATTCCAATGGAGATGTAAACATCGACAAAATCTTAGAAAAAATGGAGGTATCACCAGACAACACGTTAAAAGCAAAGTCCATGGCAAAACCAGGCAAACTTGCTTCAGTATCCTGTGAATCATCAATTTTCTCCTCCTCTACTACACGTTCTGAAAGAACGTTAAATAAACGAGAAGGTTCGGTAATTTCCTCAGGCTCTGAAAACATAATTTCAAGTGATCCTTCAGAATCAATCTCACCTAGTTCTTCTCCCTCTCGTCTCTCACGACGCGCCACTTCTTCAAGAAGTGGAGCCGTGTCAATAGCATCTCTCCATCTAATAGTTCCTAAACCATACAATTGCTCAACGAGCATAGGGTTTATACTAAATGAAGACGGTGCACTATCATCTAAAGACTCAGATTTGATTTCCATTTGTTGAGAGACTAATTTTTCAGCTTTCTTCAATAAACGTTTTCTTGATGTTTCCATCATACGTTCATACTTATCTGCTCTTACCATGAAAGTGTGGCCTTTACTGTTAGTAAAAGGTACCATACTTGCTTTCTTCTCAGACTGAATATAATTAAATTTCTCATTCTTTTTGAAAATCTCATCAGGAGTTGGAGCTGGTTTTGACTTCTGCTTAGCAGATTCCTCAGCCCTACGCTTCTGAAACTTATTCATTTCAGAAAGTTTTTTAATAACATCAGGTATGACAACTTCCTTAACAATTGGAGTAGACACATAGGCGTCTTGGCGCTCCAAAGGAGGAGGTGAAAGTGGTAAAACGCCTTCATCAACATAGTCGACGATGGCTTTGACAACTTTCTGTTGTCGATCTTTTTTATATTTTTCGGCTTCATCATGAAAATTGAAATCAGCAAATTCTCGCAAACGATCCTTTGCATGAGATTTCAATCTTTTCGTTCTTAAGGCCAGCGATCTAGCCGCTTGTTCCTTTGTATGTTGACGCCATCTTGCCAAATTAATTTTAGCAGAGGCTTCTCCATGCACAGGCACCGGTCTAAAAACTGCTCTTCTAAATCTTTTCTTATTAGCAACAGTCTCAACAAAATCATGATTAGCATTGTGTTTTTCTGCTAAACGTAACTCTTTACCAACTAGACCAGTGGTATCTATTAGGGAATTATCGAAATTAGTATTATCTAAGTCTTTTTCAACGAGTTTTTGCTCGCGAATATTAAGATAATGTGTCATACGATTATTCTTTTTATTTTTTACGAAACCAAGATATTTCTTAACTTTAAGTGGGTCCGATAAGAAAGCAATGGCTTCCTCTTCGTCATCAACAAAGTTAGATTTCTTGTTAAAAGAAACAAATCTTTCTACTGGATTTTGATCTTTAAGGATCTTAAGTAAATCCTTATGATCAATATCATATAAATAAGATTGTTCTTTGGTTTCCGGCATATGAATAACATTCGAGTCTCTAAGTTGCTTTTCAGCTCTTTTCAACTCAGCAGTCAAATTAGCAACATCTTTCTTATATTTATGATTTAGAAAATCAAAATCTTTTCGAGATCCCTTTGCACGGGATCCTTTGAAAGATATTGGGACCGGGAATGGTTCCGTCTTCTCCTCTTCATTCAGAGAAGGATTAATTTTAGTTTTTAGTGCAATATCATTTTTATTTTTCCTGTAATTGGGTTTCTTCAAGAAACTAATATTATCTCTATAAACTTTCTCTAAAGCTTCAAAACGATGTCTAAAGGTCTCAAATAGCTGTGAGCGTCTGTCGATGTGCTGCGTGAAAAAATTCGTCTTGGCACTTGAGACAGAGTCAGCCATAAAAGGCTCAATTTGTACGTAAAAACTGTCGATATCCTTCGTTAAATGTGAATTAGCGATAGGGTTCTTATCTGGAATGGGAATCAGCCATCCAGAAGCAATGGAAACAAACTATTTATTTTACAGCGGCAATGTACTCCGCTATCCTTACAAAACATTGAATAAAGAACTTTCCAAGGTTCAATATCAGAATTGTAAGTCTAGAACTAAACTTCTAGTAGCCCTTAATCGGGGATATAATTTAATGTGCATAAACAAAAACGTGTCGAATTTTAAAGCATATAGCTGGCACGATATTACAATGTAATACAACAAAAAATTGGGGGGTTTGAAGACAATATAGGGTCTTCATGATGTCACGTGAGGCATCAACTGGACTGAATTTAATCGTCCAAAACTGTTCAAAGTAAATTCACGAATCTACAATAAACTAATGGTCTTTCATCTAATGATATGGGTTATAAACTAACGCTCATCGAGCTTGAATAGAATATAACTCAATTCAAGATAGAATCAGATCAAAACGGGGGGGCTTTTAAGC